TGTTTCTCCTCCTTCAGCCATTCCGAGTGGAGAAGGAGGTGCAGGCATAACATCTGGAGAGAAATCGCCAGTCATAGCTGACCCATTATTAGTCATGCCTGCCAAACCTTCAGGTTGCATAAAATCGGTAACTACTTCTTCAGCCACAGTTGTCGTAGGCTGATTCATTGAAGCTTCTTCGGCTTTATACATTCTTTCTAAATTTGTTCTTCGCTGTATTTCACTAAGAACCAGAAACGATGGGTACCTAGAATTAGGGTCTTGCACCATTTGTGCCAGTTGATCTTTAGGAACGTACTCTAGTTCTTCTGCTGCCTGTACTAAATTTGCCATTTATCCTCCTCCCATTCCTCTGTATAACCCTAGACCACTAAGCCCTGCTCCTAATGCTGATTGGAATAATCCTGGTTGTTGTTGATAGGTACTAATTGTTTGTTGAGGTTGAACAGGAACCCCTCTTAATAAGCCGCCAAACATACCGAGTTGTTTTTGAGTCCAATCTCTTTGATTTATGAAATCTTGGTACCCCATATCTAAACCAGCTTGTTGTAACGCTCTCTGCTGTCTGCCTATTCCTTCTAGTGCTCCTATCCTAGATAAAGCATCTTGCTGAGTAGTTTGTCCTGCCTGCATTAAGCCCTCTGCAGCAGCTAAACCATAACGACTGCTTAAATCGTAGGCACTTTGCATATATTTTTCTTGAGCTTGTTTTCCTCGTTGTTCTATTTCTTCTGCTGATAGTCCTAACTTAGCTGCCTGCTGTTTGGCTTGTTCTGAAATTTGATAGGCTGTAGCTTCAAGTTGTGCCTGTTTCTGCCTTCCTTGTTCCGTTTGTGCAAATGCACTTTGAGTATATTTCTCTTGGGCTTGTCTGGCTGCCTCTTCCTGTTGTTGAGCAGTAAGTCCAAGTGCTGCAGCTTTTTGTCTAGCCTGTTCTCCAGCTTGATAGGCTTGAATACCTTGTGCTCCTGATGCTTGCATTGCTTGTTGTGTTTGAGCAAAGGCACTCTGACCAAATTTCTCTTGAGCTTGACGTGCTGCTTCCTCTTGTTGTTGGGAGGACAATCCCAGTTGTGCAGCCTTCTGTCTGGCTGCCTCGCCTGCATTGAATGCTTGTTGAGCCATTTGTTCTTGAGATTGTGCTGCTTGTTCTTGAGCACCAAATCTTTGCAAGCCAAATTGGGCAGCACCCATGCTTGCAGCTCTTTCTCTATCTAATTGTCTTTGGGCTGATTCAAACCCTGCTTGCGAACCTCGTTCTTGTATATCACCCAGTCTTTGACCCAAATTCCTTTCTCTTTCAGATTGCATAATGGCTTCTCTATAACCGCCCAATCCCCCTTGAGAAATAGCAGCATCGGCAATACTTTTAGATTGGATGTCTGACTGCCTTGTGGCTTCCCTTTTCTGAATATCAATAACATTTTGTTGATAGGGGGACATAAACCTTTGTATATTCTGTTCATACTGTTCTGGAGAATAGGCAGAAGGTCCTTGTCCTGCTTGATATTGAGAGCCTCTTAATTGAGCCTGATAACCTGGATCAAACGTACCTGCTTGATAACCGCTTCCATAGGTAGCTCCTTGATAACCTGGTCCCATTGCTCCTGCTTGATAACCAGGATCAAACTGTCCAGCTCTATATCCAGATTGTAAAGTGCCTGCTCTGTATGAAGGAGCAAAAGCACTTGGATCATAGCCTGAACTTACATCTCCTGCTTGATAACCAGAACTTATATCTCCTTGAGCACCATATCTTGCTAGAGCATCGGTATAAGCTTGTGGCGTTCCTGCCGTAGCGAAACCACGAGTCATCGCTTGTGAGGTCAGTTCATCAGGAGAAAAGTAAGATAAACGCTGTCCGCCATAAGGGGTATAACCCTGCAATGATTCGGCTTCACCTCTTTGCAGAAGCCTCTTAAAATAAGGCTCTACATATTCAGGTAAATCCGTACTGTAAACTGTTTGTTCTGTTGGTTGTGAACTTCCACCACCGCCTTTAAACTTCCTCATTTGTTATCCTCAAAATTATACTCAACAAAAATTGCAGTCTTTTCCCAATTTCTGTTTTTAATCCAATTCCAGAAACCTTGCCGACCTACGCCTTCAAGTCCCTGACATTTATTATCTTTTGCCCATTTCTCCATAACTTCTAAACCACGCTCTATCCAATCGCCCATCTTTTTCCCTGTAACGTGATCTAAATTCAACATGCGTTTCCCTGTGGGATAATCATTAAACTGAGTTATGGCACAGCCAAGAATCTTAAAATTCCCAGTATCAAATATAATCCACAAAGAAGATTGATTGTTAAGGCAATCGTGGAAAATATCTTGTGTACCAATTCTGCCTTTTGAGCGTTTAACAGATTTGTTTAAGTATTTTTCTACCCCATCCCAAATTAATATTAACTGGTCAGGCATAACCAGAGATACATCATATATTCCTGATGCTTCTTGTTTTTCTGCTGTTAGGTTCATGCAGGCAACATTCCTCCAGCATTAGCTAATTTAGGTGCTTGTTCAGTGGTTCCTGTCTTTTCTTTACGAATCCTATCCATCATTGCATATAATTTCTGTGATCCAGCATCAGAACTTCCATCTCCTAACATAGAAACAACATCCGCAGGAACAATAAACTCATCCTGAGATACAGCTATCTGTTCTTGATTACCGATAACCCCATTAAGATCATCAGCCATTCCGCTTGCTCCTTCGCCCTCAATTTGTCCTTCTGTTTGAGCACCTGGAACCAATGATTTCAGTACGTTGTCTCTTAACTGCATAAATATTTCGTTGCCATATTTAGCAATAAAACCACTAAGAGCCTCTTGATTGTCGGTTTCGCCTAAAATATGCAAAACAACCTCTTGGGTTAATGGGTCCTCCATTATAGTATCTCCGCCAGCTTGATAATTTTTATTAGTATCTCCGCCAGCTTTCCATCCTCCAGGTCCTCCTATACCTCCCGTGAATCCAAGATCAGGCATCATAATATTAGGATTTAATAAATTTGGATCAAAAGGAGCTACCTCTGGTGGAGTAACCATAGGAGGAGCTACTACAGGAGGAGCTACAGGTGGAGAAGTTATAGCTGGTGAGTCCAAATAATCATAATCAATAGTAGGTAAATCTAGCTGTGAAAAATCAGGAACAGTAAAATCAGGAGCAGGATCAAATGGCGGTGATGGCGGTGTATAACCAAAATCTATACCAAAATCAGTAGGTCTAGTTGATCCATGACCATTTTCCTCAAAATATCGGGTGTCCGTATCGTCTACCTCGTCTGTCGGAGGCGGAGGCGGAGGTGGTGGAGGAGGCGGAGGAGGCGGTGGAGGTGGAGGTGGAGGAGGTGGAGGTGGAGGAGGAGGTGTTGGGTCAGTATCTACAGGGTCTGTTGTTCCGAACCTATCTTCATAACTTATGTAAGGCGTTTCTATCAATCCAGGAGGAGCCGATCCTGTGAAAGCTGTATAAGGGTCTATGGAAGGAAGCGGACCAGTAGTTAATCCTGTCATGTTGTATCCGCCCTTGCTACCTGCATAAGTATCTGAAACAGTAGGTGCTCCACCTGCTGTTGTTGCTGTAGCAGGCTGGTTAATAGTCGCTGGATTGAAATACATGGTTTCAGGTTGGAAACCTGCCATGAACGCAGGGTTTATATCATAAGCTTGTCTGGCAGGGGTAAAACGCTGTTGGTCTCCACTAAAATCACCAATATCAGGAATTTCGACACGACCTCCGCCTTGAAAACCAATCCTGTTGATTTGAGGGGTATAGTCAATATCACTACTAGGCTCAACACTAGGCTCAACTTCTTCATTAAAACCTGTGCTTCCGCCATTGTGCATATGCATAGCATTACCTAATAAATTGGCATCCATCATAAGCGATTCATCCATATTAGTTGGACCACCACCTGCGGAATAAAGAATAGGCTCAGGATAATCTAAAAACATCTGCCTTCTTTTCTCTTCTTTATCTCGTTGTCTTTGAGCAACCTGTCTTGCAAATTCCTCTTCAGATTCCATCACGGAAGTTGGACCCATACCTGCATACATTCCTGCCATCGCTGCTGGCTGCATTGCTCCTGCAGCAAGATTTTCTAAGCCTGGTCTAAAGCCTTCTGAAAAGGCACCTTTGAGAGCATCTATGCCAGTTCCTGTATAAGCATCTGCTGCTGCTTGCCCAGCGAAATTAATTCCTGGTTGGGCTTGAGCCATCATAGTATTATAAGCTGTCTGTCCTGCAGGATTTAAAACAGTTCCTGGTAATTGACCTGTACCTCCTAAAGCTTCAACCATAGTTGGGTCTGTTAGTAAAGATTGACTAACAGACTCGCCTGCTGCTGTTGTTGCTCCTGCTGCTGCTTCTGTTCCTGCTGCTGCTGCTCCTGCTCCTTGTAAGGCAGAGCCAATTCCATAACCTGTTATACCTGCTAATAAACCTTTCTTTAAATCTCCTGTGGCTGCCCATTGAGCCAGACCAGAACCCAAAGCTGAACCAGCCAAACCTGTTAAGGCACTCCCAGCTCCTGCTCCTAAAGCTCCAAATAAACTTGGTCCCAACATTGAGCCTAATAAGGGTGCCAGAAATGGCAAAAATGCCTCAGGTTGTCCTGTGGTTGGGTTTATCGTTAATGGTGCCACTTGCGACAACCCACGCACTTCTGCTGGATTGACGTGCATTAGCATCGAATCTCCATAACGACCTTGTGACGCTATATTTTGTACTTGTTGTTGCATATTATTCATATTATTTCCTATATTTATATTGCATGGTTATCTTACTTCTGTAGTTTCACAACCAAACACATTAAAACTCATATCCACTGCACTCGTATAAACCTTTAGTACGTCTGTTTGATTTAACGTAATTCCAATAACTATTGTTAGTGAATCATTAGCTGCCACCGATTTATCATAGTAGAGATACTGTTTATCATTGGCAGAAGCACCGTCTACATGAGCACTTAATCTAAATGTAATAGCAGAACCAGTCCTATTTGCTGCAACAATAGAACTTATTGTTGTTTGCGTCATGTCAGGAACTGTATATAAAGTTGTAGTAGTGGTAGCTGCAGGGTCTAACTGACCTAATACCTTTAAACTATCAGCCATGCTTGGCTCCCATCAAAAGAAATTGGTGTCTTTTTATTGCCTTGCTCGTAACTGTTTGTTGCATTTGCTGAACTGCAACGATCTTAACATTCAAGTCCTCTATTGACGTTTCCAGCGTTCTTCTAGTTATCGCTTCATTATTGCTGTCGTACTCAATATCAGGTAAAGGCAGTGCTATTGTTTTAATATCAGGCATTATCTTTTCCCATCTGCTCTAATTTCTAATCTCAAATCCCCTACTCGCCAACCAAAATCACTTGCAGAATTAGATATTCGTAACGCTGCGTGTCGGCTCCTGGCTCTCGTATTGGCAAAGGTAGAATCAGGAGTTACGTTAATAGTCTGTAAAGTAGACAAGCTTTCTAAGGGATAATTTCTTCCTTTAATCGTAAAAGTGAGAGTATCACTGGTTGATTGTTGATCCCTAAACTCTACATCTGGTATAAATTTGGAAATAAATATATAGCGTTCTCCATCAGGCTGTAAATCAAAGTCACTAGATTCTATATAAGATGTAAATGCGTCATCTCCGTCACCATGTCCAAATTCTTGGTCATATAAATAATTAGTTTCGGTACTATCAAGTTTACTCGCAGCTAGCGGATTATCTAGGGTGGGTGCTTCTATCCAAGCCGTTCTTGCAAAATTATCTGTTGTTGTTCCGATAGACCATACATTTTCTAAATAGTTATATAAGACATATTTATCTATTTCTAAGCTTGATCCTGAAGGATAAAACCACATCACTTCATTAACGCTTTCGTTAGCTGCAGCAAAGACCTTATAGGATTGATCTTGATTTAAGTCAGACAGTACATAATCTAATACTGTGCAAGGTAATCTTTGTGTTGAGCCTGAATAAACATGAAATCCACCTCGATCCATGAAATAAACTCTATTATTGGCATTAATCGCTGCATTCTGTCCTATTAAGGAAGGACCTTCAGCCACTTCCATAAAAGAGAATATAAAAGGTTCGCCTACAAATCGCATAGAAATCATGCCGCCATCAGTCCATATTAATATTTCCTGTCGTGTCCTGAGTGCTCCAACTATAGTTGATCCTTGTGAAAGTTGCACACCGCCTGCTTGGTTAGTTGCCGTAGGAGTCCAGTCGGCAGCACTTTCCTTATCCGACCACCTCACCAATAAAGGATCGGATAGAGAGCCTCCTATAGCGTTGGCACCAAAACAAATAATATGTTTATCTACATCAGATACCATAATCTGCAAAGCTATGGTGGGAGTATTACTGGCTGAACCTAATGATGTAAAAGGAATTGCCCTTTGGCTGGTTCCTGAGCTTTCATCCCAAAAATAAATTCCACCCCCTCGAATATTGCCTATTAAATCATCTCCAAAATTATCTTGAGACCAAAGACGCAACTGACTAGAGGCATCTAAAGAACTCACACTACCCCAAGTGCCTGCATCCCAAAGACCAGCTCCCCAACCTGTGCTTCTTACAAATACGTCTAATCCGACATTGATCTGGTATGCCCCTACTACACTACTGCCACCATCACCTGAATCCCCAGCAGCAGCAGTAACTTCATCTCCATCGGTATCTTTGGCTTCTATCGTATAAACATTGGTACTCGTTACAGTCGCAATTTGATATTCTTGGTTGAGTACCGCAGCAATAATGTTGCCACCCAGACTGGCTGCTCCACTGAAGGTAACAAAGTCATTGGCTACAGCTCCGTGAGAAGCATCGGTTACATTAATCTGTGCTGAACCATTTTCTTCTTTACCAAAAGTAACATCCCCTGCTGAGGTCGTAGTTCTAAGAGGGGTTATATCATTGTAAGCCTCTCCTTCTTTTAGATATAACTTTAGGTGCGTTCCTACTCCTACATACTCAGTTTGTCCTTGATCCCTATAAGAATGTAAATTTCGACAAGTCCCTAAAAAAGAGCTTGTACTATTTTTTCTCCAACCACCTATACGCTCTGGTTTTCCTTTACGAAACCTAACCTTGTCTGCATCATACCAGCCACCTTCATTACTATAATTAGTACCTTCTCTGTTTATTCCTGGTTTAAATACATACTTAACTAATGGCATCTTATACCTCGTACCATTCTTTATCTTGAAACAATAAGCTTTCTGCCTCTCTGCGTCTGGTTAATCCTCCTAATACATCACCACCTGCTTTATTCCATCTTCTTATCTGTGCAGGGACTTCATCGTATTTTTTTTCGTTTAAAACCTTTAAAAGAGTTGATTCTCTTAGATTAGTAGGACCTAAATTATAAACCCATGCACATAACGCATCGAATTGGTATTGTTCTAACTCAACTTCAACCATATCATTAATATAACCCTCATATTCTTGTATTTCTTCTTCCAACCATGCTTCAGCTTGTTCTTTGGTACAAGAATCTCCCATTCGAACATTCTTGATTCTTCCAAAAGCGATTGTAGGAATATTAACGGCATCTAGATAAGCTTCTAATTCACAGCCTTCAAATTTCTTTATTAAAGCCATCCCCTCTGCTGATATGTTCATTCTTTTACTCTCCTGTTCATTAATTGGTCTTTATCCATCTTCTTCTTCCTCGTCATCAAGACTTCTATAATATTCAACAATCGCCAAAATATCCCTCGTATAACGTCTAATTTCTGCCATATTATTGCT